CATCATTTATTTCATGCTTCAAATGCTTTTTATAATTCTGGATTCGACGAAGCGTTGTGTGTAGTATGGGATGGCCAAGGTTCTGAATTTGAAACAATATCTGGCAACAAAGGTAGCGAAACAACAACTGTTTTTCATGCCAAGTATCCAGCAGAGTTTAATCCAGTGTTTAAAAATATTCATATGAATAATATACAAGCAGATTATTCTTCTGAACACCATATTGATAATCACATTCTTAATACTCCAATAAACTATGAAACGCAATTTAGGTATGACTTAGACATTGGTTGTATGTATCAGGCAGTTACACAGCATCTAGGATTTGATTTAGAAGACTGTGGTAAAACAATGGGGCTGTCTGCTTATGGTGAGAAAGATCCTTCCATTCCTGAACTTATACTTCAGACAGATAAAATATATTCTAATTCTAATTTGTTTGTTAATCGGTTTCGTCTAAACACGGATTTATATCCAAACCTTAATCCTGCAAATTTAGCATTTTCTTTACAGTCTTCTATTGAGGTTATGGGATTAAACCTTATTCAGAGAATGTTAAAACAAACTTCTTTGAAAAAACTTGTTATTAGTGGTGGTGTTGGATTAAATGTTTGTTTAAATTCAAAAATAAGAAAATATATACCCAACGATGTTGAAATTTATATTGAACCAAACTGTGAAGACACAGGAAACTCTATTGGTGCTTGTAAATATTATTGGCATTCAGTTACTGACGACTTAACTAAGCGACCATTAAAAACATGTTATCTTGGAGAATCTCCTTCTTATGATTATTCATTACTACTTGGAGAAACTGAAGAAGAAACAGATTATTCTAAAATATGTAATCTATTAGAATCTGGAAATATTGTAGCATTGTTCCAAGGACAATCTGAAATTGGTCCAAGAGCATTGGGAAATAGAAGTTTATTATTTGATCCAAGAGTTTCCAATGGTAAAGACATTGTTAATTCTGTTAAACACAGAGAATGGTTCAGACCTTTCGCAGCTTCTATTCTTGTTGAAGAATTTTCAAACTATTTTGATACTCTTGGTCTTACTGAATCTCCATTCATGATGTATGCTGTAACTGCTAAAGATGGTGTAAAAGAAAAAGTTCCTTCAGTTATTCATTTTGATAATACTTGTAGAATACAGACAGTAAAAGAAACTGATAACCAGCATTATTATAATTTAATTAAAGAGTTCTATACTAGAACTGCAGTTCCTATGTTATTTAACACATCATTCAATCTTGCAGGCGAACCAATGGTAGAAACTGTGCAAGATGCTCTTGACACAATGAGGAAAAGTAAGATAGAATATCTATATCTACCAGAAAAAAATAAATTAATTACGGTAAAAAATATATAAATACATTATGACTTCACCTTAGGACCGCTAAGATACGAAGTGTTTTAAAGCTGGTGTGACATTACGATACCTCTGGATCCAGTAACCAGAACCCTCTATGCCCATTTGGGGTAGAGTATTTTATAACTCGCTTAATAGGAGAACTACTATGGGTAATTCATTACCGCAATTTGCATTATTTGGTCCAGGATTTAAGGACTTCGACAAATTCTTTGTCGGCTTTGATGAATCAGCAAAACAATTACAATCGTTACATGCTGATCTAACTAAAAACATTCCCAACTATCCACCATACAACATTCGCAAGAATGATGAAAACTCATACACAATCGAAATGGCTGTTGCTGGTTTTGGTGAGACAGAGATTGACATTACCATTGATGGTGGTAAATTAATCGTTAAGGGAAATGTTGACACTAGCACTGATGATATTCCAGAAGACACTTTCCTCTTCAAAGGTATCGCTACTCGTGCCTTCACTCGTGCGTTTGCTATCGATGATCACATCGAAGTAAAGAACGCAGAACTATTCAATGGTATGCTTAAGATTGCTTTGGAGCGTTTAGTTCCAGAAGAATCCAAACCAAAGAAAGTTCCTGTAAAAACTGCTGGTAAAAAAGAGTTCTTGAGAGAAGGGGAATAATCAATGAAAGCCATTAAAAGATTTTTTATGGCATTTCTTGAAGTTGTCCAAGAAACTCGTGCTAGACAAGCAGAGGAATTAAAGAAGAGGTATTTTCAAAGATGAAAACCTTTCTATCTATAATTTCAAACTTGTTTAAACAGAGATCTCAGTTGGAAGAATTTATTCTTTCTAAGAATCCAGTAACAGCTGGCGATGTAGATCACTGGACTAGGGTATTTAATCACTCTCAGTATAGGGGATTATAATGCTTAACTGGATCCCTATGACTGATGATGATTGGGATTGGGTAAACGGAAAAATTCCACCAGTACCAGAGAAGAAGTAAAAACAGTGGGGATTTATTCCCCACTTCTTCATAGCATAAATAAAGTTATGAAGAAAAAAGCAAGTGTATTTCCAAACATGGTAACATATGTACCTATCCGAAGAAAAGATTGGGTGCTTAAGATTTCAATTTTTAAAGACAAGTCTATATTAGTTATTGGGTACCATGTTTATACATTTAGTAGTATAGTGAGGCAGTTTGATAACGCTGATTTGGCTGCTTCGTTTATTGATTTTATGGTAGAACAGGAAGAAATATGACAGTGAAAGTATACAAAATGATTAATGGTGAAGACATTATGGGTGAGATTTTCAACTCAGAAATGATGGATCCAATCGAACTAAAGAATCCATCTCAAATCGTTCTTCAACGAACAGAAACTGGTATGGGTGTTGCTCTAGCACCGTATATGCCTTTTGCTGATGGTAATGTTAAGATTCACAAACATGCCATTGCATCTGAGTGTATCCCAGATCAAAATATGGTAAACGAATATAACAGAATCTTTGGTTCTGGTATTCAAGTTGCTCCAGCCTCAGCCCTTGCAGGCTTGCAAGTAGCAAAATAATCCTTGACATTTAATGGCGTTTCAGGTATAATAATACTTGAGACGCTATTTTCCATTGGAGATTTATTATGTTTATGTTTGATATTGAGACTCTTGATGCCGAGTCAACAGCTGTTGTTCTTTCAGCTTCCATCATTCACTTCAAACTTGATGGATACTACAACTATGAAGACCTTTTATCTAATGCTCTTTTTGTAAAATTTGATGCCAAAGAACAAATCGCAATGAAGCGTTCTATTGATAAGAGTACTGTTGATTGGTGGGGAAATCAACATGAGTATGTTCGAGGTGTTTCCCTAACTCCCAAGAAAGACGATTTGACTTCTATCGATGGAATCAATAAAATAAAAGAATATATCGCGAAGTATCCAGAGAAAGACCAAACCTTTTGGTCGCGAGGTTCTCTTGATCAAATGTGTATTGATAGTTTGTGTAAGTGGAACAAACAAGATCTAATCGCACCTTACTTTGTTTGGCGTGATGTTCGAACAGCAGTTGACTTGCTTTGCGAAACAGGCAAGGGTGGCTATGCTGATATTGTTCATCCTACCTTTCAACGACACAATGTTATTAAGCACCACCCAACTCACGATTGTGCGTTGGATATTATGATGTTAATTTATGGGAAATAAATGAAAGAATTTTATACAAGCGTTGTTCAATATGGTAGTAAGATGCTTGTCCGTGGCTACGATACAAGCGGAAATCCTTTTAGACATCGTGTAGATTTCAACCCAACAATCTTTGTTCCCTCAAAGACACCGACAGATTATAAAACTCTAGATGGTAAATTCGTGGCACCACTTCAGTGTGGTAATGTTCACGAAACTAAAGAATACATTGAACGATACAAAGATGTTCAAGGGTTTGAGATTAATGGTAACAATAACTGGGTTGCTCAATTCATCAGCGACACATATAAGGGTGAGATTATTCCAGATACAGATTTGGTGAAGATTCTAACGATCGACATTGAAACTGCCACTGAGAATGGATTCCCTGATATCCCTTCAGCAAATGAAGAGATCCTTCTCATCACACTCCAAGATAATAAAACAAAAGACATCGTTACCTTTGGTCGTAGACCTATCGGTAACTCTGGCGACATCGACTATCGTTGTTTCGAAAACGAAGCACAGATGCTCAAGGAATTCCTTGTCTATTGGCAAGAGAATTGTCCCGATGTTGTTACTGGTTGGAACATTAACTTCTTCGACATTCCCTATCTTATTCGCAGGATTGAATATGTTCTTGGTGAATCTTTCGCTAAGAAGATCTCACCTTGGGATATGATTCGTGAGCGCAAGGTTGCCATGAAAGGTAGCGAGGAATTAACATACGACATTCAAGGTGTTGCTATGTTAGATTACATCGATCTCTATAAGAAGTATACCTATTCCGCTCAAGAATCTTATCGTCTTGATCATATTGCCTTTGTTGAACTTGGTGACCAGAAGTTAGACCACAGTGAGTATGGCACTTTCAAAGACTTCTATACTCAGAACTGGAAGAAGTTCGTTGCTTATAACATTCATGATGTGCGACTTGTTGACAAACTTGAAGACAAGATGAAGTTAATCGAACTGCAGTTGACCATGGCATATAATGCCAAGATTAACTATGAAGATGTATTCTCACAGGTTCGTATGTGGGATGCTATCATCTATAATCATCTTCGTGATAAGGGTGTTGTGATTCCACAGAACAGTGGTAATCGCAAAGGCGAAAAGTTTGAGGGTGCTTATGTTAAGGATCCTCTTGTTGGACTTCATAAGTGGGTTGCTTCCTTCGACTTGAACAGTCTATATCCTCACTTGATTATGCAGTATAACATCTCACCTGAGACAATGCTTGAGGGTCGTGAAACTGTAACTGTTGATTATCTTCTTGACCAAAAGTTTGATACTACAGAAATTAAACAACGCAATGTTTGTATGACTGCCAATGGTGTTTGCTACACCAAAGATAAACTTGGCTTCATGCCTGAGTTGATGGCAACTATGTATGCTAATCGTTCTAAGTTTAAGAAGCAGATGCTGAAAGCTGAACAAGAATATCAAAACGATAAGTCTAAAAAGAACCTGTTGAAAGATATCTCTCGACTCAA